TTACGGTGTTTTTATATCTGATGACCTTTTCGCCGGAGCAATTAGCCAGAGAGACGACGATTGAACTGCGCCTTCGCGATAAGAGCCGCAAAGATGATACGACGCCGGTTTCCACCGATGAAACTTTATACGAAATTGCGACAGCCAAAGAAGAGATCACCACAAATATTATGACAGCCGTGAAGGAGTCGTCCATTGATTGTGCGCTTCATATTAAATCTAATGCTGCCGAAAAATTAAAATGCTTTACGTTTGGATCCAGTGGGAGTTCGAAATTTGCTTATATGCCAGCATTTGAAGACGAACAATCAGATGCTATTGCGGATAAAAACCAAAAGGAAGTCGAATGGAAGGCAAAACAGATTGAAGTTGATGGTGTGAAATATGCGTTAAATAAAGAAACAAATGAAGTTTATGATTTAGACAGTTATATGAATGGACGTCCGGTGAAAATTGCCGATTTAATTATTGGCAAAGGCAAAGAAGCAGCTTTTCGCTTGGAATTTATTTAATATAAATAATCTAAAGATACTATATAATAAATGGTAGACCAAAATATTAAAGCAGCGATAGAATCAGCAGATAACGCCGGCGACATTATGGATACAATTGAAGGAATACCTTTAAAAAAGGACAAGTTAACGGCTATTAAAAAATATAGGGCGGCGGCGTTATCAATGGTAGAAGGCGTGGACGATGCAAACGTAGCAAATGTCCCTCATGCCCAGAAGGCGTATGATATATTATTCACTTTGAAATCAATAAAGAAACAGTTAAGGTCAAGATCTCGTTCACGCTCTCGTTCCAGGTCGGCTGGTGGAGGCAAAACGCGCAAACAGAGCCGCAAAACAAGCAAACGCAAAACAAGCAAACGCAAATCGCATAAAAAAAGGCACTAAATTATATTTAATAACAACTACCGGCAAATGGTCTGAACCATACGTTAAATATTGCGAAACTATATCAGTCCCGGACACGTTTAGAATAACACTGGATTTATTTTTTGCAATTGGACCTTTAAGCATAATATTATCTATACACATCGGTCTCTCTACATAATAAGACGGGTTGTTATTGAAAATTTTTAATCCCATTGATTTAATTGATTTATATAAAGTTGAATCAGCTTTATAAATCTCGTTAAAATCGCCGCCAAGAATAACATTTGGTATGCTATTTATATTTGGCTCAAGTTCTTTTATTTCATCTATACGATTAGCGTGAGATATATCATCTAAATGAACATTGATAATAATAATAGGTTGTGTAGAGGAACCTGATTTTAAATAGCATTGAACAATTAACCCAAATTTTAAATTAATCAAAAAATTAGCAGGCAGGCCAAAACTTTGTTTTCTTAATAAGGTAACATTACCACTAGAGCTGCGCTTATTTTGCCACGATATATATTTTCCGCGTATAATATGATGGGTTTTTCCGAAATAATGCACGAGTAGGTTATATTCGGACTGCATTACTTCTTGTAATAACATTACATCGGCGTTTGTTTGTCTTAGTGTGATAATTATTTGTTTTTGTCGATTTTTACGGTTTATTAATATATCTGGAGGTATCATTGGATAATAACGTTTTTTAATAAATTCATTCGCCAATATATTCCAAGAGAGAATTTTCATATTATATATAAATGAGATATAATACCAAAAAACATAAGCATAAGCATATGCATAATCGATTGCGTAAAACTTTAAAGGGAAAAATGACAAAAACAGCGACATATATCAATACTATTCCACATCGCGACAAGGATATTATAGCAACCATCGATATAAATGCCATTAAACATAATATTAATGCTTTAAAAGCCAGTGCCAAAACCGATATTATGCCAGTTTTAAAAGCCGATGCTTACGGACACGGATTACTCGAGATGGCGAAGACTGTTCGAAAGTTGGGCGTAGTTCATATCGGCGTTGCTACTTTGGGGGAAGCCATTTTATTGAGAAAAAACGGCGATAAAGGACGCATTTTAGCCTGGCTTTATGATATCGATGGTTCCGAAATAAAGGATGCTCTACATATGGATATAGATATTGCAATATGTGATGAAATGATTATCCCAAAATTTATAAAAATGATACCCGCCGGTAAAAAAATTAAAGTAACCATGTTCGTGGATACCGGCATTAATCGAGCCGGCATTTCATATGATAAAGCTTTACCTGCTTTTATTGAAATGAATAAACATAAGAATGTCGAACTGGTCGGTATGATGTCGCATTTGATTTGCTCACAAATTAAAAATAGTCCGATAGTAAATGAACAATTACGTAAATTTAGAGAATTGCGCAAACAATTGGCGGATATAAATATTCGTCCACCCTTAGTACATATTGCTAATACCCGTGCCTGTCTAAATTATGATGTGTCTGATTTTACGCTAGCTCGTTCAGGCGGTGGTATTTATGGCATGCCCGGCGACAAACCCGATAAAAAATTAAAAATTGCCATGAGTATTACATCATATGTTATACAATTAAAAGAAGTGGCGAAGGGGGAAGGAATTGGCTATGATTGGACTTATAAAACACCGCGAAAAATGCGAATTGCTGTAATACCGGTCGGTTATGCCGATATTCTTCCACGCAATTCTTCCTCAAAATTATATGTTTATATCAACGGGACCAAACGGAAAGTATTGGGGTTAATAAGTATGGATCAAATTATTGTAGAGGCAAAGGCTACGGATAAAATAAATGATGTGGTTTATATGTTCGGAAATGGAGAAAATTGTCCTCAAACAATTTATGATGTTGGCAAGGCGGGAAATACAATTCCTTATGAGATAGCCTGTCATGTGGGTTATCGGGTGAACCGAAAATATACGTAAGCTATAAATATACGTAAGCCACAAATATACGTAATGTATCTAATAATACTAATATAAATATATTTTATTATTACCATTTAAAATGATAATCATAAAATTTTTTACGAGTTTTGGAACCAACGCAGGCTGTATTGAAGCCTATACGCGTGTGTCGGAATTAAATAAAGATCCATCGTTTAACGAGACCTACCGGTTTACCAGTGGCGACGATTATACCCACGCCATTATTTTAAATACAGCCATGCCCAAATTAACAATCCCACCGGAAAATGTGATTGGTTTAGCTTTTGAACCCCTGGAATTTTTAGGTTTGACGCACGCATTTGTGGAATATGCGCAGGAATCTATCGGGCAATATTTGATTGGACAGAAAAGTATTCTTCCGTTGCCTTTTACCGAACATTTTGGTTATATGTGGCACATCACACCGCTCGACCTCGAGAAGGTGCTTGTTCAGAAAAAAAATATAATGTCGTTGATGATTTCGGACAAAACAATTTTACCTGGTCATAAATATAGGCATCTCATTTGTAAGCATATTTTACACTCTAATTTACCGATTGATATTTATGGGAGGGGCTGTAAATTTTACAGCAACCTTAAAGATCCGCGCTTAAAGGGTGTATTCTCTGCGATTGAACCTTATAATGATTATCAGTTTCATATTGCAATTGAAAATACGCAAACACCCCATTATTTTAGTGAAAAAATAATGGACCCGCTGTTATGTAATACTGTGCCAGTTTATTTAGGATGTCAAAATATCAAAAACTATTTTCCAGATTCGGTAATTCAGTTAAGCGGTGACATACAGGATGATATGAAGCTTTTGACGGATATTTGCCGTAATCGTGAAAAGTATAGCAAACAAATTGACATTGAAGCAGTAAAAAAAACTATTTCGTTTACTAATGTTGTTAACCTGTTCGTCGTTTAGGGGCAAACCCTCATATCGTCGTTGGGGGCGGAACCCCCATATAGTCGTTGGGGGCGGAACCCCCATATTATTGCGCATTGTTAGAAATTCCATCTTGTACGTCGGTCCAATCTTCTTCTTTATCTTCTTCATCATCTTCATATTCTTCGTTGCAATATACTTCACCGTTGTACACGTCGCATTCGTTTACATTTACAGGGTTGGTGCTTATTCCGTAATAACAATTACATTTTACCGTATTTATTAAATGCCTTGATTCATTCATTACTATTAAGATTAATGTTGTGTTTATAGAATATCTTACGAATTCAATTAATATGGGCGACGTAATGTTATGCTTAAGCTCAATTCCAAATACAATGTCAAGAACCAATCTAAATATGCAGCCAGACACAAACCAGACTATTCGGGGTATAACATTGTATATTATTGATATATTCAACAATATTGCCGACGCAATAAACAATGCAATGTATATTAGCATGCAGGTGGTTATTGATAATATTTTACGATTTACGTGGTAAGCGATATTTTGGATTTTTTGTTTATCGCAGCAGTAGTTAATCTCTTCGGATATAAAGTTGTTCATCATTCTAATTGTGCCGTTGGATGTATATTGGTATTTTGTTCATTACCAATTTCAATTTTATTATTAATTAACATTCTTATAATCATATCTTGTTTTATTAAAATTTCTTCCAACATTTCGAACACTCGTCCAGGAATTTGCTCTACTGTTTGTAATACTGCTGGCGTTTGTAATACTGCTGGCGCTTGCAATACTGCTGGCGCTTGCGCTTGCACCAAATTGGTCTTTTTTTTCAACAATGTCATAAAATCTTCAACTCCTTCGCCGTTGGAGGGTGATCTCTCCTTAGTAATGGTACTTGGTATATAGCCTATTTCGTCATGAGGTGGCAAACCCCTCAAGTCGTTGTTGAGTGACGAAACCCTATTCATTATAAAGTCGTCGTTGGGGGACGAAACCCCCGATGAAACCCCCTCCATAAATTTTACCTTTTTAACCGGATTTAATATCTCTTTTTCTTCGATTTTAATAGGCTCACCAATTTTTAAGTGCATGGATGCTGGAATAGTGGCTGTCTGTCCGTTTTGTATCCAATTACTTGCGGCAGTTTTATCTTGTTTACCCAATACAGTATTTAATTCACGCTCTCTTGCTGCAATTTGTGCCGCTATTAATTTTTCCATATCTGAACCAATTGGTGTATCTTCATTTTTATCTAAAAAATCAATCTTTGCGGGTATCTGTTTATTGTTTAATTTATCAAACTCGTTTTGTTTGTTTTTAAGTTCAGATGCAAATTTTTGTTGTCGTTGTTGTCCGATTTCAGACGAATTATATGGAGGAGGGTCTTGCGGGTTTGCAATTCCGCTTAGGGTCGGGTTTGAAAGGGCAGAGCCCTTTGCGCGATGTCTATCCAGATCATTCACCATTTCACTAATCACTCGTTTATTCAAGCCAACTAATTGGTCGTTATTTGTGATTTGCATGCCGATCAAACTAATTTTTTTATCAAATTCATTTTTTATTAATTCGGACTTATTTTCCGGAATATCGTGAAAAATATTATTATCAACCATTAATTTCCACAGAATACCTTTATTATTATCAGATGTAAATTGCTTTTGCATAAATATATATTTACTACGTTATTTATATTTATATATTTATACTTATCTTATACTTATACTTATACATATACTTATTATACATATACTATAAATCCGGGTTAAAATATTCATCCCGCAGTTGTTCCATCGCTTCATCGCTTATTTTTTCAGTTTTAAAAAACTTATAATCGTGCATATCTTTCAATAAAGACACAATTAAATAGAGCGAATACATCCCGCACTCGGTATTTCCTTTCTGATGCGCCGTTGGATAATTCTGGTCAAATACCAGACGCATATCATATAATTCCAGTGCTTGCGACACGACCCGATTTTTGAATTCTTCAATTTGTTTTGGTATTTTAGTACCGTTGCTATCAAAAAAGAAGATAAACTTTTTCTTCAAATTAATGAAAAGCGAAATCCAATGTGCTCCGCTTTTGTCGTGTGGATCGGTATTAAAAATAATGCCGATTTTATTCACCTTCGCCTTCTTGTATTTGGACAAATCAAATTTACATAAGTCGTCCCATACGCACTTATCGTCATAGAGTTGTTTGTCAAAATCAATTGGGGTCGGACCTATAAAGCGAAAGCATGGATACGCGTGTTCGTATTGTTTCATAACTTTTTCTATATCCGTGCTATTTAACCAGGTATTATGATTAGTTTTCCATTTTTCCGGCGATTTAGGTGCAAATGTATAGGATGCCAATTCCTTATTGTCTTCTAAATTATTTTCCACGAATTTTTGTTTTAACCAACAGGCTTCATTATGACACGCATTCTCCATTTTCTTTTTTAAATTCATCCAAATATCTTTTGGATCAGTGGCGACAATCAGCATATCTTTATGCCGCGTGTTCCACAAATCGCGCATTTTAAAAAGGTCGTTCTCACTATAACACGTAAATTTTTGTAAATCATTGTTTTTATTTGCCTTCGGCGCACATTTGGCTTTTTTAAAGGCAGCGACATCGGCGGAAGTCGTGCCACCTTTTATCTTATGTATCATTTTTTCCCTGCGTGTGCCCTTGCCATTGCCTTTACCTTTTTTCATGGTCCTTTTAAATTTCCTGATTGTTTTACCCCTCCTGGTTCGGGATCGGGATTTGTGGTGTCGCATTTACTAATATCTGTTGAGATAAATCTTCTTTCGTATTTTTTGATTTTTTAATTTTCGGTTTTAGTCCTTTGATTTTCAAATCCGGTGTTTTCAAATTAATATCTATTTTCATTGGAATAATTCTTAAATCATTCGCTGATAAATCCTCTTTCATTATCACATAATTGTCTAAATTGGCAAAGGTTATTGTTTTACGCATCATTACATTATTTGCGTCATCCATGGTAAAAATATTACTTGTATCTATTGCTGCATCTATTTCTGCGTTTAGTAAGTCTTCTTCTGTCATAGCTGCTGCGTTCAGATGTTGCTCTTGGATGATATCTTTTTTATCAATCGTTTCAAAATATTTAACCGCTAGTAAGGCAAAGCGCTTATGGGCTTCATTAAGCTCTTTATCAACTCCTACTTCCTCCTTAAAGATATCTTTGAAGAGAGAGATCATACGTTTTTTATAAAATTTAATAGCTTCGTTATTGTCATTGTCTTCAGGTGTTTTTACCAGTTTACGTTTGATGATATTTAAATAAGATGGGTTGGTAAAAAATTCTAAGGTTGCATTATCAGCAATCGTATCAATTATAATATTATCCATTGAAATCTTATCCATTGAAATCTTATCCATTTCAATCTTATCCATTTACATTATATTTGCTATTAAAAAATATAATTTAAACTAATGCTCATTGTTTGATTTCCTTGATTTGTTGCCGTGTGCAATTTTCAAAGAAATTTTTGCCATTGCCGGTGGGGCACGGATCAAATGCCTCAAATGTTTGTTTCTCAAAGAGGTATGGAAAGGGTTGAGCTTGTTGGTTAGCACTCTGAGGGATCGTATGTTCATACATATCGCTGTTTTTGGGCGGAATATATGCAGCTTGCCCCGCCCCTCGTTGCAAGGCGAAAAACTGATTTCGAAGCATTGACTCATCATTGATGTTACACGAAAACCCACTCCATGGAGCTTGAGCCGTCCCCGGATTAAATGTAGTGCCAATATTATAGATTGGCTCTGTCTGAATAGCTACTTTAGCAATAGCTCGCCGATCAAAAATTGGCATCATTGCGTATTTAGTGGATATCGACCGGATCCCGAATTGTGGTTGTAATTGGCTTGACGGAGTATTACGTTCTGATATGCGGTTATTTAAATCTTCCGTGCGTTGACTACCTGATCCAATACGTTCCATTTATATATAATTAACATTTTATTTATAATCATTTAATGTTATGGCGCAATGTGCGAATTCTTCGTGTACGGTTTTTCCGGGTCTGATTAAGTTTTTTTGGTCGTAAAAAATCTTCTAAATGCGCCAAGAGTTTTTTACTCACGACCTTGTCGGTTTTCTCTTCAATGTCACTCTTTTTTATAACCATATAGTTATAATGTTTCATAAAGCCCACCATAATTTTAACAAAATCTTCTTCACTTATTTCATTCATTTGTTTTTTCTTTTTTAAAATCAAGTTATAATAGCGATGTGCCATCTCCTCAAACGGCATTGAAAAGCGGTAGGGTTTAATATTAATATAGCTAACATTATCTTTGTCCATGAGCGGATGATATAAATCGTCGATAAAACAGACTTCAATATTAGCTGGGATGTTCGTGCAACTTATTAAATCGGTCATGCTTTTCTCGTGGGTGGTGCGTTTCGGTTCCATAATTTTTCCATTAACTTTATATGCTGCGACAATTTGATTGAAAACAGTGGTACCTAGCTTCTTATCCATATATGAGCTAATTTTTTTTAGCCACTCTTTATCGCCTTGATTATTTGTATACATAATTATTTTATAGCACGCTTTGGCTTTTCGCTTCTTATTAATAAATTCCATAATTTTAAAAATATCGGGGCGAAAAAACTGAGGGAAGATATCTAATACTTCGTGAAACTGCTCATTAAATAAATTATGTCCGTAGAAATTTTCCAATGCATCCCAGAAAATACCCACCTCCGTAAAATATCCTATAGTCTCATCTAAATCAAACACCACGACTTTTAATGGTGTTTTTTCATTTTTCATAGTTATTAGATGTGTATTAACATATGATAATAATTTTTTATAAAAAAATACGACAGGAACGATTATGAATATTGATAAAAAAATAATAATCTTCCTGTATGTATATTTTTTCACCCAGTTAATTAAATAAGTGTAGAACATTTTGTTGGTTAATATAATATTATAATATATATGAATTTAACTACCGCAGATTATAAGAACATTTTAAGATTTTACAAAATAACGGATGCGAAATTGAAACTATTAAAACCGCGCGAGATTAAAGAAAAAGCCGAACATTTACTTGCGACCAAACTCTGCAAGTGTATTAAAAAAGTGTCGGCAAAAATACGACCTATAACTGAAGCTAAAGCTATTGCTATTTGTAATAACAGTGTCATCAAGAAGAAGAAATTATCAATCTTTAAATTTACATGTAAAAAAGGTTATAAGCTATTGCCGAAAAAAGGAACGCGGAAAGTATTGCTTCGTCGTTAAAGGGCTCTGCCATTTCAAACCCGTTTGTCGTTGGGGGCGAAACCCCCTGCAAAAAATTGAAATGCTTTTAAAATATTAATAATTCAGTATTATCAAGCAAACAAACAAGCAACCAAGCAAAATGAATACTATCAAAGTTTTAATAGACACTTTACCCGGCGGTTATGCTCCAATTTTGGAGGCGTATAATGCACGACGACCAGAAGGAAGCGAACCGATTCGCAGGGCTCAAGTATGTGAAGGCGGCTTTGAAATTCCATTGAACGCTGAAGAACTCAAACAGAAGAAAAAATATAGAGAAGATAGAGGTAGAAATCATTTGCTAGATGCGAATGACTGCGTCAGACAATTACGGTGGAGAAACGGCATGTTAGTGAGTGGATATCATGTAGGTTTTGATGACGAAGAGACACAGTTGCTTTATGAAGCGCTAGTTAGTGTATTGGGCGCAGGAAACGTTATCCTGGTCGATTAATAAATAATAAAAATAAATAAAAAACAAAAAAAACAAAAAGTGATATCAATTAGTGGTATCACTTTTTTTATATACGTAGTAACTCTTATACGTAGTAACTCTTATACGTAATAACCCGAAATATTTCCTAGACTGCTTATACACACATGATAAAAAAACACACCATTGTCTATATTTTAATATCTCTCATTGTCCTTCAACTCGGTTTGCTTTTAATTAAGGCTGGTCAAGGCTTTCATAAATATTTTTTATTAAAAGAGCATAATTTATTAGAACGGTATGGCGCAAGCGATGGCATCACTGGCTCTAGCAGCACTGGCTCTAGCAGCACTGGCTCTAGTAGCTGGGTAGTCATTACCGGCGCATCTAGCGGACAAGGCTACGATATGGCATTAGCTTTTGCTAAACGTGGATTTAATCTCTTAATGATTGGTTCTAAACGTACTGACGAAACACAAGCGCGCATAAAACTAGAATACCCCGAGGTAAAAACCAAGGTAATACACAAGGATTTCCGGGAAGCCTTTCAGGATGATTTTTTTAGCGATATTCAAGCCGCTTTTGATGAAATTGGTACAGATTTAGCGATCCTCATTAATAATGTTGGTCACCGAGTCGGCTGGAACCCATATCACGAAATGGATCCCGCATATATTAGAGACGTTATTGCCACTGGCACGGTTGTGCAGACCCGTCTAACGCATATGGTTATACCTTTCTTTTTGTTGCGAAAGTCCGAGAGAAATGTAAAGAGCGCGCTAATTAATATTACGGCTCAGTGTATGCATCCGAATTTTCTCTTTGGCATAACCATGTCGAATGAAATTAGTGTGCCATTCTTGAGTGTATATGAGGCGGCGAATGCGTTTGGTTTTTATCAGGGCAATTCCATCTATAAAGAGTATAAAGACCAATTTGATATTTTAAATATTACACCTGGTGCAGTTATTACCGAGAATACGGGTTGTTTGTCGAATACTTTGTTTAATGTGAAAAGCCAGACGTTTGTTAACCAGATTATAAAAATGATGGGAAATGTGCAGGGACATTCGTGTGGTTATTGGGGACACGGTTTGTCAAATTACCTTATTAATTTGATGCCGATCTTAAAAGATGGTATGCTGAAAAAAGTAGGCGAAACAATTGCGAAAGATTTCATGCATAAAGTTCAAAATTCACAGGAAACGAGTAAATATGATATCCCTAAGGGCGCTGCCCTTTCAAACCCAAAGGGCGCTGCCCTTTCAAACCCGGAGGGCGCTGCCCCTAGTTCGTCGTTGGGGGGCGAAACCCCCGGAGAAACCCCCGGCGAAACCCCATCTAACCCTGAATAAGCTTTAAAGCCGATAAAATTACCTGCTCTTGTTCCGTAAGCTTTTGAAATAAAATAACTTCCGACATTTTTATTTGAAAAATATGGTTCATTTTATTCTTACATTTAATGATAATATCATCTGCTTCACCTACTGTGTTATGTGCTCCTGCTGCGCTTTTACCGACTGCGTTATGTGCCTTTATATCACATATAATTCCGCCATTTGTCAATTTAATAACCGACGGGTTTTTTAAAGAAATCCAGCGAATATAACTGCCGTATCTAATATCGGCTAAATCATCTATATAGCGATAAAGTTTAAGTTTGGTTTGCAATGTTATTAATTCCGCCCGCGGTAAATTTAATTGTTGTAATATATCATTTTTTGCCTTGGCGATTTTTCTATAATCTAAATCAACAATCGCTTCATTTCCTTCATTGTTTAAAGCGTGTAAGAGTTTATCAATGTCCATTTTGTATATAATTTATAATGTATAATGTATCTATTACATTTGTATCTATTATTAAATAAATTGAAATATAATATAAATATAATTAGCATATAAATATAAATAAAATGCTTGGACAATTTGTTCTACAGATCCTGGGAATAACTAAAGGGCGAATTTTAAGCCGACC